CAAAATTTATCTAGTTGTTTCTTATTAGGTACACATGATTCTATAGGTGGTATATATAAAACAATTAGTGATTGTGCTCAAATTAGTAAAGTAGGTGGAGGAATTGGTGTACATATTAATAATATTCGTAGTAAAGGTACAGTAATTCGTGGAACAAATGGTATTAGTGACGGTATTATACCCATGTTAAAAGTGTACAATAGTACATGTCTGTACGTGAACCAATGTTTTACACCTGACACGTGGGTATATTCTCAAAATGGACCAAAACAAATGAAAGATATTACTACAAATGATAATTTGATAACAATTGACGGTACATTTAAAAAAGTAAATGAAGTAATTAAAAACAATGTGAATAAAGAAATTATGGAGATTAGAGCTACCAATACATTGTTTCCAGTTAAAGTTACAAAAGAACACGAATTATATTTATTAAAAAATCAAAAGAAAATTACTAATTATGCAGTTGTTAAAAATAGATTAGAAAAAGGTATTATTAAACCTGACTTTTATAATGCTAGTGAATTAACAGAGAATGATTTAGTTGGGTTTCCTATTCCTAAGTATGAGTTAGATAATGATAATCATGATTTAGATTATTATAAATTTTATGGAATAATGTTAGGCGATGGCCATATTTGTAATGGAAGAAATGAATATGGAGTAACATTGGGTAATGAAACTAAATCAGATTTAAAAGAATTTGTTAGAAATTATTTAGATAAAAAAAAAATACATTATTGGGAATGTGATAATATAACAGAATGTTCAAGTATAAGATGGTCTGGTTCAGACTCATTAAATTTAACAAGAGATATGTTATATGATTCAGATAATCAAAAAATAATTAAAGAAGAATTTTTACATCTTCCAAAAAATAAAATTATGAAACTTTTAGAAGGTCTCTTAAGAACAGATGGTTCTAATTTAAAAGAATTAGCTTTTACAACTTCATCTCAAAAATTAGTTATGCAAATGAGGTATTTATTTTTAAGAATAGGTATTTTAACATCAGGAAATGTAAAAGATAATATTGGAAAATCACATATTACAAAGCATGGAAGAACTATTACTACAAAACAATTAAGTTATTATTTAAGAATTCCAAAACATCCAAATTTGTCTAGTATAATTAAATTTAAGGAAAATGGACAGTATTTTAAATATTTTGAATGGGATGGTATGTTATGGGGTAGAATTAAAAGTATAAATAAAATAAATTATGAAGGTGAAGTTTATGACTTTAATATGATTGATAACCATAACTATCTTACAGATATGGGACTTGTTCATAATTCAGGCAAGCGTAAGGGTTCTTTTGCAATGTATTTATCACCAGAGCACCCTGATATTTTTGAATTTTTAGATTTAAGAAAAAATCAAGGTAGTGAAGATATGCGTGCAAGAGACTTGTTCTTAGCTATGTGGGTGTCTGACTTATTTATGAAACAAGTTGAAATAGATGGAGATTGGTATTTAATGGATCCAGACGAATGCCCTGGTCTAACTGATAAATATGGAGATGAATATGAACAATTATATTGGAAATATGTAGAAGAAAAAAAGTATAAGAGTCAAGTAAAAGCACAAGAAATTTGGATGAAAATTTTAGAGAGTCAAATAGAAACAGGTACTCCTTATATTCTTTATAAAGACCAAGCTAATAAAAAATCAAACCAAAAAAATATTGGAACAATTAAATCATCTAATCTTTGTGCAGAAGTGTTGTTATATTCCGACCATCAACAATATGCTGTATGTAATTTAGCTAGTATTGCGTTGCCTAAATATGTTGAAATTGACCCTGAGACAAAAAAGCCATTTTATAACCATCAAAAACTATATGAAGTTGCTAAACATATTGTTTTACCAATGAATAATGTTATTGATTTTAATTATTATCCTATTGAAGAAACAAGAAAAAGTAATTTAGCTCACAGACCAATTGGTGTTGGTGTTCAAGGTCTTAGTGATACATACATTAAAATGAGATTACCATTTGAAAGTACTGATGCAAAGAAATTAAATAAAGAAATTTTTGAAACGATTTATTTTGCACTTTTAACAGGTTCTATGGAATTAGCGAAAACAGATGGACCTTATAGTACATTCAAAGGAAGTCCTATGAGTGAAGGTAAATTTCAATTTGATTTATGGGCAGAACATAGTAACATTAAATTAGATGAATATTTGTCAGGAAGATGGGATTGGGATACATTACGTTCCCAAGTTAAAGAGCATGGTGTAAGAAATAGTACATTAACTACATGTATGCCAACTGCATCAAGTGCACAGATTATGGGTAATACAGAATCATTTGAACAGTTTGACAGTTGTATTTTTAAGAGACGTGTGCTTTCAGGTGAATATATTGTAGCTAATAAACATTTAGTAGAAGACCTTACTCGATTAAAATTATGGAATAAGGAATTAAAGGACCTTATAATTGCTAATAATGGCAGTATTCAAAATATTGAAAGTATACCAGATGATATTAAAGAATTATATAAAACTGTATGGGAAATTACTATGAAAAATTTCATTGAACAAAGTGCTGGAAGAGGGCCTTTTATTGATATGACTCAAAGTTTAAATTTGTTCATGGCTTCACCTACTATCAAAAAATTGACAAGTATGCATTTTTATGCATGGAAACAAGGTTTGAAAACAGGTATTTATTATTTACGTAGTAAAGCTTCTGCAGGAGCATCTAAATTTACAATTGATCCAGCTATGGAGAAAAAAATTAAGGATAAACAAAAGAAAGGAAAGAGTTTAACAAAGAAAGAAGAAGAAGCAGTATTAATGTGTTCTTTAGAAAATAAGGAAGAATGTATGATGTGTACTAGTTAATTTAATTAGACTTTTAATTAAATATTGTAATTAAAATTTCAAACAATTAATTTATTAGGTTAATATAATATGACAAAAGTTTATGAATTTCACGACACATTTATTAAAACATGTGAATATAAAGATAGAGAAGGTTCGTGTAGTAAAACTAGAAAATCAAAAAAATGTGTAGATGGAGTATGTGAAGATATCCGTATTCCTGAAACAAAATTAGATGTTTTAGATGATTATTATAATCAAATTAAACAAGACCAAGAAGGTTCTGGGGATTTATCTCCGACGCCGACCAATAAAGCTTTATATAATTATGTTAAACAATTAGCTAAAAAGAAGTTTAAATCTAAGTCTGGTATTTATAGGTCAAGTTGGATAGTTAGGGAATATAAAAAAAGAGGTGGTAAATATTCAGGTAAAAAGAGTTCAAAAAGTGGATTAAAAAGATGGTATAAAGAAAAATGGGTGGATTTAAATCGCCCTATTCGTAATTCTAAAGGTAAAATTATAGGATATAAATCATGTGGAAGAAAATCAGTTAAAGGGTCAAAGGATAAATATCCTTTATGCAGGCCATCTAAACGTGTAAATAAAGGAACTCCTAGAACATATCATTCTATATCAAATGGTAGTATTAAAAAGGCAAAACGTGAAAAATCTAGAATAAAACATAAAGGAAACATTAAATTTGGTGGAGGTGACCAAGAAGGTGGGTATTATGGAGACCCAAAACTTAAAAAACAGTTATTACGTAACTTGTTACTAAAAAAGACATGTCCAATTTGTTTTAAAATAATAGACACTGATATGATAGAACATCTTAAACAACATGAAGCCAGTCTACTCCCTAAGAAAAGACGTGTATCATTAGAACATGCAATAAAAATTGCTAAGAAACAAAAGGGTGGAAGTGATGGTTCATGTGATATGTGCCAAATTGGAAGTGGTAAAACAAGAAGTCAATATCATGGACGTAAAAGTAAAATTATGATTAAGGTACCAGAAAATGTCAAAAAAGTTGCATTATATTCATTTAAATTAAAGAAAATGGGTTTTGGTGGAGGTATTGAAACAGGTTGGAAACGTGCTAAGCAATTAGCTACGAAAGATTCTATTCCTATAGAAGACCTTAAATATATGAGAGCTTGGTTTGCGAGACATTTATATGCAAGCTATCCTTCGTATAAAGACTGGAAAAAGGCTGGAAGACCTAAGGATACGAAATGGCATAGAAAACATGGAATTATAAGTTGGTTAATTTGGGGAGGAGACCCCGCGTTCAAGTGGGTAAATTCTCAAAAAAATATAAATTTATTAAATAAACATTACTATGGTAAAAATTATAAACCCTTAAAATTAAAATAAATTTTGTTTTTACTTTTATTTCAAAAATGTGTCCAAAAATTGAATTTAAAATAAAAGTGAAATATAGATAAGATTACACTATATTATCAACATGGTTGAAACTCGCAGTCAAAAAAGAAAATTAGAAGACGACGAAACATCTTTAACAGTAAATGAAACCAATGTTAAATGCAATATTAAAAAAAAAAAAAGTCTAAATCTTGAAAAATCAGAATCAGGACCAGAACATTCACCTTCAGACGAGTCAGAATCAGAAGAATCAGAAGCCATTATGACTGAAGATGTAGATACGATATCTACAAATTCATCTCGTTCAGAATTTTCTGAACATGCATCAGATAATATTTTAGTTAATGACATCGAAGATGAAGACGATGAAGATGATGATTTTGAAGATGTAGATGAGGATACAAAATTAGAACGTAAAATTCTAAATATGAAGTTTGATGTAAAACAAACTCAAGAAATAATGAAAGATACAATTAAAACTTTGATTAAAAGATATGCTAGAGAAGGTAAGGAGTTTTTAAAGAATGATTCTGAATCCGAATATGAACAATTTCATGATTTAATTGATTCAATTTATGGTGGTGAATTTTTTGAAAGGGTACCTACAGAAGACCGTAAGAAAAAATTAAAGGAGACTATGACAGTCGAAGAAATTAAAGAACTTACTGATGAATTACAAAAGATTAAGTCTTATTATAATACAAATGCCCCTAGTATAATTGATATTTTACGTATGAATGTTTCAATGGAACAAAAACAAAAACTTTTAGAAAAGGTTCATTGTTTAGTTAATTCTGAAGTATTAACTCCTGAATATAATGCAAATCTTAAATTTTTAACATCAAATATTTCAAATGCGAATGACCCGGAATTAATGAAGTTAGAAGAGCAAATTTTAAAAAGTTCATTAAATAATGGTTTTGCAGATTCTTATAGAATTAAAATATTAAAATCGAAAATGTCATTTGAAAACAAAGTTATTGCTTACAAGAAATTAGAAATTATGGAAACATATGAAGAAACAGATACATCAGAATATGCAAAATATAAAGCGTGGATGGATGCTTTATTGTCTGTACCATTTGGTATGTATAATGAATCTGGTATTACAAGTGAATCGTCTTTAGAAGATATACAGAAATATATTAAACATGTTAGAGATACATTAGATAGAAAGTTATCATTTTTAGAAAAACCAAAGGACCAGATTATTAATATTGTTACTCAAATGATTAGAAATCCTGATGTAAATATCAATGCGATTGGTTTACACGGTCCAGCTGGCACTGGCAAGACCTCGATTGTTGCAAGTATTGCTGAATCGTTAGGAAGACCATATGCGACAATTTCATTAGGAGGTGAATCTGATGCCTCGAGTTTAACTGGACATGGTTTTACATATGTTGGTTCTGGTAGTGGAAGATTAATTGATATACTTCGTCATACTAAAACAATGAATCCAATTGTATTGATTGATGAATTAGATAAAGTCTCAGAGACACAACATGGTAAGGAAATTATTGGTACATTAATTCATTTAACAGATTCAACTACTAATAGTAAATATAATTATGATAAATACTTTTCAGGTATTGAATTTGATTTATCTAAAGTTTTATTTGTTTTTACATATAATGACCCTAGTAAAGTTGATAAAATTTTAGCTGACCGTCTATTTAAGATTAAAGTGGATAATTATAACTTTAAAGAGAAAATGGAAATTACGACTAAGCATATAATTCCTTATATGACTGAGAAATTTAAGTTTAAAAAGGATGATATTACTTTTAGTGAAGAAGCAATTAAATATCTAGTGAATTCATCTAATAAGTCTGAAGGTATGAGAGATGTGAAAACAAAAATTAAAATTATTTTATCACGAATCAATACATTAATTTTAACAAATGAAGAAGATAATATAGTTAATTTGAAATATAAGAAACTTTATCCACATTATAAGAGTTTACCTGTAATTATTCCAGATAAGCATATTGATACCTTTTTAGATGAAAGTATTACAACAGAGAAAGGAGATGAACCACCTCCACATATGTATATTTAATTTATTAATAATCATCTTATTAATAAATATTTAACGTGTTTGTGATGATTCTTTTATAGAATTAAAGTTGTTATAGAATTAAAGTTCCATTGGAGCAGCTGGAGATTTCTTTTTTTGACTTCGTTTAGCAGGTTTCTTTTTTGTAACCACTTCATCAATAATACTTTCAATTTGTTGACTAACAGTATCGTCTTTAGAGTCATTTTCAGTGTTATTTTCAACTAATTCAGGTGCTTCGGTATCTAATTGTTTTTCTTGTGAGTTTTGTTCTTCTTCTTCATGTTTTTGCATAAATGCAGACATACGTTGTTGGTCTGATAATCTAGCTTGAGCTATTAAATTGTCAATATATTTTTGAGAATCAGGGTCTAATTGGGGTTCTTCGTCTTCATCTATATCCTCTTCACTAATATACTCGATTTCAGATTCGTCATCTTCTTCTTGGTCTTCTTGGTCTTCGTCGTCTTCTTCAGATTTGTTATCTCCATCTTCTGTATCATTAATATCTAAACGAGGTGGTTGTTCTTTTTCTTGGAGATTGAAATAATAGAACGCAGATAATAATAAATCTACTACAACAATATAAATAATGAATTTATTAAAAATGCTCAAGTATTCGTTATTATAGAATAAAAGATATAAGTATATAGAACTATACAGAATTAAACCTAACGCAATAGAATAGGATAAAATCTGTTGCGTTTTACACATTCCAGATGCATTAAGCAAATATTGTGATAGGACAAACATTTGATTTTTATTATTAAGAAATAAAAATTAAATTTAATTCAAACGTAATTAATGTTTTGTAACACAATGATGATAGACTTTACAAATATTATCTAATAGAGAATTCATATCACGGCTACCATTATAATCTCCTACAATTTTACCGTGTTGGTCAAAAAATTTGATGGTTGGGTACCCTTGAACACCTAATGCTCTAGCTAATTTACCTCCATCTTTATCTAATTCTTCGCTTTCTATAGCAACACATGGAAAATCATCCCCACGTCGATTTAATCGTCTACACATTGCTCTATATGTAGGTATAAAGTTTTTACAGTGTCCACACCATTCAGCGTGAATCAATAAAATACCTGGATTTCCATTAGTTTTAACAAAAACATTAGGATTTGTAATTTTAAAGTCTCTTGTAGTTAAATTATCAGTTATTCCAGAGATTGACATTGTTTTTATATATACCTTTAAAATAAAAATCTATAAAATGGTGATAAATTCAAATAAATTCTTAAATTTATTTTATTTTATAATATTATAATATTCGAATATGAACAGGCTATCACAACAAGCTGCAGATGCCGCTCAAGCTGCTGCAATTGGCAATTTAAAAGATAAAACTCAAGGTTTATCTTATGACAGCAATGTCGCTGGACTCACCGGACCATCTGGAGGTTTTTTATCTGGAAAGAAAAAGGCCTTAGCTTGGGATGCCCAGGGTAATTTAGTTGTTGAAGGTAAAATGAGCTTAGGTGGTGCTGATTTACAAACAACTTTAGATGGTAAACAACCTAAGGGTAATTATGTACTTAACCCCGAATATACACAATATAAAAGAAATATGGTTGAAGCACTTAAACGGTTCCAACCAAAAGGAGACTATCTTGTAAAACCTGAATTTGCACAATTTCAAACCAAAATGAATACTGATATAACTGGACTTCAAAGTAAATTTGATACTGATATGAAAGGCTTTCAATCTAAAGTTGATAATGATATGAAAGGATTACAACCAAAGGGAGATTATGCCTTAAAGGGAGATTTAACACGATTTGCACCTGCGACTGAATTAGCTAAATTTGCTCTTAAAACAGAATTAGCTAATTTACAAACTAAAGGTGATTATGCCTTAAAGGGAGATTTAACACGATTTGCACCTGCGACTGAATTAGCTAAATTTGCTCTTAAAACAGAATTAGCTAATTTACAAGCTAAGGGTGATTATGCTCTTAAGGGTGATTTAGGTAAGTATGCTTTAGTTGAAGATTTAAAGAAATACGCATCTGCTGACGAATTAAAGAAATATGTTTCAGTTGATGAATTAAAGAAATTCGCTTCACTAGAAGAATTAAAGAGATATGCGCCAGTCACTGAATTAGCTAAATTTGCTTCTATTGATGAATTAAAGAAATATGCTTCAGCTGATGAACTTAAAAAATTCGCTTCTCTTGATGAATTAAAGAAGTACGCTTTAGCTGGTGATTTAAGCAAATATGCTTTAGCTGATGAACTTAAGAAATATGCAACTCTTGATTCTGTAAAAGATTTAAGTAATCTTAAGGCTAGTATGGATGCTATTAGTAAAGTCAATCTTCAAGAATTAGCTACTAAGATTAACTCTCAAGATTTAAGCAAGTATGCTACAAAGGAAGACCTTAAAAAATATAGAGAATTAGGATTCCCGATGGACTTCGCATTAGGTGCTGGGGATAATTCTCGTGGAGATACTGGACTATCTCGTGCTTTAGTTAAAGATGGCGGGGGTGTTTTAGCCATTAATTATGCTAATGATTTTAAGGGAGGAGTTAGAGTAGATTCCCAAGCATCAGTTAGAGGTAATTTAAATGTAGGTAATGATGTTGTAATGGAGGGTGACAATTCATGGATTCTTCATACTCCTGACGATGGTAGAAAAACAATGTTTGTTGCTCCAAGAACTGCTGATAAGAAAGATTGGAATTGGGGTAAACAAACTAAATTTAATGCCGATGGTAGTGTAGAATTTAGTGGTCCTGTTACTGTAGGTGGAAAACCACTTAGTGCTGGTCCTCCTGGTCCTGCTGGTCCTGCTGGTCCTGCTGGTCCTGCTGGTCCTG